AATGACAAAGCTCCATGTTTATATTAGAAATTTAGATATGGGAAGTTTAAATTTACAATCAAGAATTGATTATGAAGGTAAACAATATTTTCCAAAGGTTATAAATCAAATTGATGGAAGAGATGCTTTTTTAGAAATAATTTGTGAGAATAAAGATTAATGGCTAAATCAAACATAACAGTTTTAGGAACAAAAGAATTAAATGATTTGTTTATGCAATTACCTAAACAAGTTAAGAAAAATTCTATTTGGCAAAAGTTTTGGAGAAAAAATAGTAAGCCATTTATTGAAGGCGCAAAATCAAATCTTAATGGTTTGACTGGGCAACAGAATCAAAAGGATGTAAAAAGAACTGAACAATTAAAAAGAAGTATTGGATATTTTACAACAAGAGCAAGTAGGAAATATTTAGGTGGTTTTGTTGGTCCAAGAGTAAAAGGTAGATTTAAAAGTAAAGACAAGAGTGGTTATTATGGAGCATGGATTGAATATGGTAGTGAAGTTAAATTTGGTGGAAGAGGTTATGGAACAGATCAGCCTTTTATAAAACCAGCTTGGCAAAGTGCATATTTAAAAGTAACACAAAACTCAATGAATGATGCTGAGTTTGTAATGGCAAAAGCAATTAAAAGTCATGAAAGAAAGTTACAGAAATATGGTAAATTTGGATATTAAATGGAAATAGGAAAAGCAATATATAATATTTTATCAACTACAACTAACATTAGTGATTTAGTTGGTACAAGAATATTTCCAAATGTTGCTCCTCAGACTACTACATTTCCTTTTATTATTTATGATGTTAATGGAGTTCAACCAAATGATACAAAAGATGGAGCATCAACATTAGATACAAATGATGTGATGATTTCTTGTTATAGCGAAACATATTCACAAGCATCTGATTTAGCTCAAAAAATAAGGGTTGCAATGGATAGAATTAATGAGGGAACATATGGAGGGGAACAAATACAATCAAGTCAATTTCAAAGCTATAATGATATTTTTGATGATACAAGTGGTGATGCTGGAATTTATAGAAAGGCTTTAGATTTTGAGATTAGACAAATTAATCCGACAAGTTAAAAGAAAATAATATGAAAATAAAATTAAGTAAAAATTGGAGGTATGCTGGTCAAGTAATAATGGCTGGAACTGAAATGGAAATAAAGAATAAAGAAACTATTGCTTTTTTAAAAGATAATGGTTACTTAAAAGAAAAAAAAGAAAAAAAGGCAAAACAAAAAGTTGCCGAAGAAAATAATTAATTAATATAAAAAAGAAAAAAAATGGCTATTTTAAATGGAACTGAAATAAAAGTTTATAGCTCTGGAACAACTAATCTTGTTGCATTTGCTCAAAACTGTACGTTGAATGTAAATCATTCACCAAGAGAAATTACAAACAAAGAATCTGGAGGATTTAAAGAAATCTTAGAAGGATTGAGAGATTTCTCAATTGATATTGATGGAGCTTATGCTTGGACAAATGCTGGTGGATCAGCTATTGCTAATGGAATAGATGACTTATTGCAAACAAATATTCTTGCAACTCCTATTGTTAAGGTTGATTTCATATTTGGTGATACTGCTACATCACTTGATGTGAGTTATGCTGGTAGTGGTTATCTTACCAGTGTTAGTATAACTGGTGGAACGGAAGATACTGCAACATATAGTATGACAATAGAAGGAACTGCTGCTTTAACACAGACAGTACAATAAAAACTTAGGTGAGGAGCTTTGGTACTTTTGTTTAGTACCATTGCTCCAATCCTTACTAAACTAAACAAAAAATGAATTATACTTTTATAGAAATAAATAAAGAAAAATTACCAATTAAGTTTGGTTTTAATGCATTGAGAAAATATTCATCTAAAACAAATACATCATTGCAAGATTTAGATAAACTTGGTGTGGACATGACATTGGATGATGCATTAACTTTAATATATTGTGGCATTGAGGATGGACATAGAGCTGCAAAGCAAGATTGTGATTTAAGTGTTGATGATTTGGCTGATTTAATTGATGGTGATTTTGATAGTATTGGTAAAGCTATGGAAATATTAGCTGAACAAATGGGTGGTAATACTGGAAAAAAGCAGAAAGCCAAGAAGAAATAAAGGCTCTTACTTGGCAGAGATTAGAGAGAATTGCTTTTGGACAGTTAGGCATGGGAGTAAAAGAGTTTTATGATTACTTGCCTAAACATTTTTGGAATAAGTTGGATGGCTTTTATGAGCTTGAGAATATAAGGGAAAGAAGTAAGTGGGAAAGAACAAGATGGCAAACTACTTTGTTACTAAATATTCAAATAGCAAAAGGTAAAAAAATAAAGCCAACTGATTTGATTGAGTTTGAGTGGGATAAAAAGGATAAGAAAATAGATTACGAGAAATTGAAAGCAAAAGCTGAATATATTAAAAAAATGAGTGAGCATGGCAAATAAGAGTGTTGGTTTATTAACTATTGCATTTGGAGCTGATTTAAGAGGCTTTGACAAAGCAATGAAAAAGGCTCAAAGAAGTATCAAAAAATTTGGTACATCTATGCAGAGAACTGGTAAAAACTTAACCAGAAGTTTAACATTGCCATTGGCTGCATTTGCAGCTGCATCTGTAAAAGCATTTGATGAACAAATAGTTGCAGAAACAAAATTACTTACAGCCTTAAAAGGTCGTGAAGATATACAGCAAAGATTAATTGCACAAGCTAAAGAATTACAAACAAAAACTTTATTTGGTGATGAGGAAACAATAAAAGCACAAGCATTGTTAGCCTCATTAGGATTAACAGAAGATCAAATCACTATGTTAATTCCTCAGATTCAAAACATGGCTACTGGCTTAACTATGGATTTGGTAAGTGCAACATCATTAGTAAGTAAATCAGTTTCAACTACTACTGATGCATTAGCAAGATATTTTAATACTGGTTTAAAAGGTGTAACTGGTCAGCAAGAAAGAGCAATTGTATTAACTCAATCATTATCAGAAAAATTTGAGGGACAAGCTGAAGCTATTAGAGATAAAGGTTTAGGAGCATTTAAGGCTTTAGGAATGGCAATTGGTGATGTTGGTGAAGAGTTTGGTGAAATAATAACAGAACAATTACAGCCATTAACTGAGGGTTTTGAAAAGCTAACAAAAATAATTTCTGGATTAACTAAAGAACAAAAAGAAAATATAGTTTTTTACGCAAAAATATTGGCAGCTGTTGGTCCAGTAATTACAATTTTAGGAATATTGGCTGCATCTCTTTCGGCTATTATAGGATTTTTTGCTGCAATGTCAGCATCAACAATTGCTGTTGTTTTGTCTGCAATTGGTGTTGCAGCTATGTTTGTTACTGATAAATTCAGAGAGTTTAAAAATTCAAAAAAACATGTTGATGACTTTACAAGTAGTGTAAAAGAGTTAAAAAAAATAACTGATGAATTGGGTGAGCCATCTTTATTATTTGATCCAAGTGGAAAAAAACCAAAAAAATTCTCAACTTTTGGAAATATTAAAGTAACTGGTGATGATGACGAAGAGAAAAAAGTAGAAACAAGAATTGCTGGTATAACAAAAAAAATAGAATCTTTAAAGCCAGTTTTATTAGATACTGGAAGAGCATGGAGAACATACTATGAGGAAAGAGAAGAAAGCTCTACAATGGCAGCCGAAGCTCAAAAACAATTAAACGCTGCAACTCAATTATTTGGTGATGTCATGTTTAGTGCAATGATGAATGCAGCAAATGGTCAAGAAAGTTTTTTTAGCTCATTTATAGAAAACATGAAAAAAGCTATTAAACAACTATTAATTCAGTTAGCTGTAATGACTGCAATCAACTTTTTATTGGGTGGAACTGGTGTGGCTGGTAGTTTAAAAGGTGCATTCGGTGCTGCAAAAGAAGGGATTTTAGGTTTGGCAACTGGTGGTTTGGTTACTGGTCCAACAATGGCTTTGGTTGGTGAAGGAGCTGGAACAACAGCATCAAATCCAGAAGTGGTTGCTCCATTAGATAAATTAAAAGGAATGATAAATGGTGGAGGTAGTCAGCAAGTTGAGGTTTATGGTAGAATAAGTGGAAACGATATTTTTATAAGTAATCAGAGAGGAAGTTTAAACAGACAAAGATCAGTTTAATATATGGCATTCGGAAAAAAGTATTTTTCATCATATAAAAGTAATAACAACTTAGATTATTATTTAGAGATTTGGGTTGATGGATTTGATTCATCTGCAACTGAAATTTCTGTTGGAGCTGGAGGTCCAGTTATATCTTATGAAACAGATCAAGAAGATAGATTCTCTCCAATTTTAAGCTCACAATGTGTATTGCCTTTTGTTGTAAAAAACACATCATTACAAGCCTTTATTCAGCAACTTAGGACAACATATAAAGAAAGGCAAATTTATCTGCATTTATATAGAGCAACATCATCTACTTATACAACAACAAAACCAATTTGGTCTGGATTTTTAGTCATGGATTTAGGAAGTGGAGAAGATGTTTCTTTTCCTTATGAACAAAAACTAACATTTGTTGATGGTTTGTCTTTATTAAAAGACATTGATTTTGTTGATTTATCTAATGCTGGATCTGAAACGAATATTCAAGGAAGTTATACGCAAGATAATATGTATTATGGTCCAGCTATATATACATTTTGGATTAAAGAAATATTAGCAAAAGCTGGTTGCGCAACAACAACACAAGGAGTTTCAATAGATTATGGATTTACAACAGCTGTTAATTGGTACAATGCTGATATGCAAAACACTAATCAAGGAAGTGATCCATTAGGATTAACACAATGTGTTGTTTCTATGTTTCACAATAAAAATGATCAAGATGTTTTTACTCCAGAAAATTGTTACACAGTATTAAAAGAATTGTTGAGGCATTGGGGTGCAAGAATAACGTATTGGAAACATGAGTTTTGGATTGTTCAAATACCAGAATACATTCAAGATGAAAGTGGCCTAATAGATAATCCAGATAATATAAACTCAAGACAATATAATCGGTTTGGAACATTAACTGGAAGTCAAGACCATTTAGGTGATACATATTACACAAGATATGAGCAAACAATACAAGGCAATCAAGTAAGTAAATTAGTTGGAACTAAGTATAATTACTTACCAATGATTCATAATGCAGAAGCTGATTTTTTAAGTTTTGCATCTAAAAATTATTATGGTGGTTTTCCTTATGGTGTAAGTGCTGAATCTCAAGAGATATTTCAAGGCACAATTATTGACCCATCTACAGCTAATTTCTTATGGTTATCAATTCCTTTAAACTGGACGTGGGACATGACTGGCTCAAGCCTAACAGCTGGACATGAAAATGGTTGGTGGTGTTCAGTAAGGTTTAATTTTTATGCAAGTGATGGCACAACAACTTATTATTTACAATATGATAGCTCTGGACAAGGCTCTTATTATTGGGTCTTAGAAGCTGACTGGGCTCCTTTAGGCAATACATCACCAAAATACATAATCAAATCAAGAAATTTAACTGAAACAAATTATATTGGTTTCCAAGAAAACATCCCTTTTGTTGATAGTTCTGGGAGTGCTATAACAATGACTGGAGCATGGAGTTTCTTTTTAGATATTGAAGATTTTGCAAATCAAAGTAGTAGTGGAAATAATGGCTCTTTTTATTGTAGATTTAGTGGTTATGCTCCATCAAGTCATTATAGTTATGTAAAAAAAGATCCTTACCAAGAATTTCCTTATTTACCAACTACATCTGATGTTTCTGGAGGAGGTCCTCAAACAAAATCTGGAACAGTAAGGTGGTCAAATACATTAGAAAATCCATCTGGTGTTACAACAACATCTTTTTCAACTCCAGTTGGTTTTGATGCTGGAACAAGTCAAGCTGATATTCAACTTATAACAACATCACCATTTAAAGGATTATTGCAAACATTAAACACAACACAAACATCATCTTTTGGATTGTCTTTAAATACACAAGTTAATAATAGCACAAATACAGAAAAATTTAGTTTTGGAACATTATTGTGGGGTGATGCAATTCAGCAATTTGCTGTTGGTTGTTTAAGGGTAAACAATGGAACTGCTTTTGTAAAAACAAATCCAGATGGTGAATGGGGTAGAGGAACATTAACTGGTGATAATACATTTACAGAATTACTTATTGATGAATTTTTAAGTGGACAAATAAAAGTTGTTATTGCTCCAACTATGAGATTAGCTGTTGGTGAAGAAAACAAAAATCAAACTGCAACTGGAACAAGTGGTCCGGCAACAAGACCAAGATATGTTAATCCAATTGGAAGGCTTAGAGAGTTTAGAAGCAATGAAACAGATCCAGAATATATTTTTAGAAGAGGAAGTTTTCATTCACTATATGACGAATGGGATTATGAGGGTTATCAAATATTAAGAGATACAGTAAGCTCAACAACAACAACAACTGATATTGGCGATTTAGGTGGCACACAAGACAATAAGCCAATTTCTAATGCTAAAATGATTGGCAATGTTAATAATGCCTTGATGATGAACAGCCCAGTTGCATATCTTAGAACAACTGTTCCAGCAACTGGCTCAAATGTTGCTGTAAATGGTAATTTTAATACAGCTGTTGGTTGGACATTGGGAACTGGTTGGAGTATTGATACAACAGCAAAGAAAGCCAAGTTTGCTGCAACTGGCTCAACATCTGAATTGACTCAATCGGTATTAACGCAAGGCTTAACATATCAAGTAAATTTCCAAGTTGTAGTTACAGCTGGGACATTATTAGTAAAAGCTGGTACATCTGGAACAAGTCAATCAATAACAACAAGTGGTGATTATTCTTTATATTTAGATTGTGATGGCTCTAATTTAATTAAGTTTCAAGCTGGAACAACATTTACTGGTAATATTACTTACATAACTTTAAGAGATCAAAAATCAATTAGTGCTGTTCCAATAAATAGTATTGGTTCAACAGTTTTCAAATCTGGTGATACTTTTAATTTAATAAATTCTTTAGGTGGTGAGATTTTACCATTGACAGTTTCTTCTAATCAAGGAGCAACAGATGACACAATTAGTGTTACATCAACAGCATTATTTGATGACATTGGAATTGATTCTGTTTTATTAATTAATCAAGATGATTTATCAGCACAATACCAAAACAAAACAAAAGGAACTGTTGCTGGATTTGATATAACTGCAACTGGTATTGCAAAAAGCTCTATAAATATTACTGACTGGTTAAATAGTGATACAATGAGTGGAGCAGCTGTAACTAATGTTCCAACAGCATTAAGTGTAAAAAATTATGTAGATGGGCAAGTAGGTGCAAGTGATACTCTTCAAGAAGTAACAGATAATGGAAATACAACTACTAATTCTGTGATGATTGGTAGTTCTTCCAGTCCATCACAATTATTACATATTGACAATCCAACTGGAGGAAGTAGTATTTTATTAGAAGGTGCTGGAGGTTGGTATAGTCAAATTTTATTTAGAACAAATCCATCAAGTGGACAGGGTTGGTTAGCATATGATTATTCTGGAAATGTTATGACTTTTGGAGTTAGTGGCGCAGAAAGAATGCGTTTGACATCTGCTGGGCGACTTGGAATTGGAACATCAAGTCCGAGTTTTAAATTAGATTTAAAAAGTTCTACACCAGATGATGGTTTTTCTTTATCAGCTACATCTGGCAGAAAAGCTATTGAATTATTATTAGACAATGGTATTACTGGAGGAGGTGATATTAGAATGTACACTGGTATAAACGTTTTTACTAATAGAATAACAGCACAAGGATCAAGTTTTATTAATGGAGGAAATTTTGGTATTGGGACACAAACTCCAAGTGAAAAGCTCCATGTTGTTGGTGATGCATTAATAACTGGTGATAGTCATGCTGATGCTTTCAAACCAGCTGCAACTGGTGAGCCAATTAAATTTAAAAACTTTGGTAGCACAGAACTTGCAAGAATTACTGATGCTGGTGATTTTTCTATTGGTACTACAAATAGTGGATATAAGTTATTAGTTAGTGGTTCTGGATGGAGTGGTGAAGGAATAAATATACAAAGTACAACAACTGCTGGAGCTGTTTTAAGTTTACAAAATACACAAAGAATATTTCAATTAGCTTCAAGAAGTAATGGTTTTAGTATAAGAGATATAACTGATAGTGATACAGAAAGATTTAATATAGATTCATCTGGAAACGCAACATTTAGTGGTCAAGTAACAATCCCAGCAACTCCAGTTGCATCAACAGATGCTGCAAGTAAAAGTTACGTTGATACTCAAGTTGGCTCAGCCGATACATTGCAAGAGGTTACAGATAATGGAAACACAACGACTAAAAGTGTTAGAATAGGAAGTTCAACAGCTCCAAATAGAACATTAAGTGTATACGCAAGTTCTTCAAGTATAGTTGGAGATATTAGAAGTGCATCTGGGAACCATTCATTTTTATCATTTTCTAATAACGCATCAACAGCTGATCAAGTTAGGATTGGCTCATCAAGTGGAAATGCTGTTATTGCTACTAATTACACAGAAAGACTTAGAATAACATCTGGTGGAAACGTAGGAATTGGAACAACAAGTCCATCTTATGCTTTAGACATAGGAACAGCTGGAATTGCTGGAAGAATATATTTTAGCGGAAATGCTGGTGGTGGTGGTAGTGGTATATTATACAAAGATGCAAGTGGTCAAGCAAGATATGGATTACATTTTGAAGATGACAATAAAGTTATATTGTCAAATAGGGCGGTCAATGGAACAGTTCAAATACGAGCAAACACAAGTTCATCTGGGGCAGGTGGAGAACAAACCATAGCAATATTTGAAGATGACCAAGTTAGTATTGATGGAAATGTGGGAATAGGAACGACCAGTCCGAGTGAAAAGTTGCATGTATATGGAACTTCAAACCCTATTTTTAAGATTGAAGATAATGGTGGTGCTTATGGATTTTTTCAAGCCGCAGGATCTAATCTTGTTTATCTTGGTTCTGGTCCTGGAGCAAATTTAAATATTTATGCAGGTTTATCTAATGCTATGACAATTTTAGCTTCTAATAGAAACGTAGGAATTGGAACAACAAGTCCAGCTCAACTTTTAACACTTTATAAAGATTCTGGTGATGCAAATTTATTGATTAGTTCTAACAATGGAGCTTCACAAATATTTTTTGGAGATACAGAACAAGATAATATAGGTAAAATTGATTACGACCATAGTGATAATTCATTAAATATTGCTGTTAATAATGCAGAAAGAGCAAGAATAACATCTGGAGGAAATCTACTAATTGGAACAACAACTGATTCTGGTGCTAAGTTAAAAATAACAACATCAGAATCTGCTACAACATCAACATCATTATATTTAGAAAATACTGGCTCTGGTGGTGGCGAGGGTGTTTCAATTGTGTTTAATCCAATGTTTGGTGCAACATCAATGATTGCATCTAATAGAGAAGGTGCTAATTCTGGTTTAACAAACTTGTCATTTCATACTTGTGTTGTAAATGATGATCCTCCAATAGAAAGAATGCGCTTAACATCTGGAGGAAATCTACTAATCGGAACAACAACTGATGGTGGGCATAAATTAGAAGTTTATGAGGCTGGTGATTCTTTAAGTATTGGTGACAATACCAACTCTCAAACATACGCAAGATTTGCAAATACAAGAACAATGGTTGGTTATGGAGGTGCTAACGCAGTTTTTCAATCTGGGTTGGGTAAGGGTATAAATTTTAATGTAAATAATGACAGTTTTAATTCTGGAACTGCTGTTACTATACCAGCAACTGGAAACGTACTCATTGGAACAACTGTTGATTCTGGTCTTTATAAAATAGATGTTGCTGGAAAAGCAAGAGTTCAAAGTGTTTTAGAATTAGAAGATGTATTAACTTTAAATCAAATATCAACTCCAAGTGATCCAGCATCTGGTAAATCATCAATTTATATGGATTCAGCTGATGGGGCAATAAAAGTAAAAATAAATGTAGGAGGAACAGTTGTTACAAGGACAATTGCTTCTTTTGAATAATTAAATAAATAAAAAAAAATGATAACTTATAAATGGATAATATCTTCAATGGATTGTGTAATACAAGAAACTGTTGAGGGACAAGAATTACAAAATGTAGTAAATATGGTACATTGGAGAAGAGCAGCATCAGAAGGAACAGAAGGTCAAGCTGATTATTATTATGCTGATGTATATGGAGCTTTGCCTCTGACATCACCAGATCCAAATGACTTTGTACTTTACGAAAATCTAACAGAAGCTGATGTTGAGGTTTGGTTAAATGAACAAACTGAGCCAAGTCCAGCTGAAATGGATGCACAATTAGCTGCAAATATTGAACTGCAAAAGAATCCAACTGAGGAAACTTTGCCATTGCCTTGGGACAATGAATAGTGATTTAAAAGATACTTTAGAAATCGTTATCCCAAACGCATCTGCAATTGGTATTAGTTTGAGTGAGTGCAATGAAATATTGACGTTTATTTCCTTAGTTTTAGCAATAAGCATTTCTATGTATAAACTTTATTTTTGGAACTTTAAAAAGAAATAATGGGATTTTTTAATAAATTATTTAATTCTGGTGAATTAGTTAAAGAGGTTGGAAACACAATTGACAAGCTAACAACATCTGACCAAGAAAGGTTACAAGCTAAAAAAGAAATAAAAGAGGTTTTGCTTGATTATGAGAAATCAATGCAAGAACAAGTTACAAGCAGATGGTTGAGTGATAATAATGGAAGTTTGCTTACCAAAAATATTAGACCAATTGCTTTGGCTTTTTTAACTTTTATGTTTGTAATAATATCTGTTTTTAGTGGGAATATAGGAACATTTGAAATTCAAGAAGAGTTTGTGCCAGTTTATCAAACACTTTTAATTGTTATTTATACAGCTTATTTTGGTGGTCGTAGTTTTGAAAAGATTAAGAATAAAAGAAATGACTAAATACTATAATGCAGAAACAAGAAACTCATTAGAGATGCAATTTGGTAGTCTTGTTTGTAAAAAAATAGTAATTGAAAAAAAATATGTTTATGCAAAACGTATTGATACAAGAACAAAACAATATGGCAATCAAAGAAAACATGATGGTGAAATGGGAAAATATAAAATAAATGTCAAAAAAAAGGAAACTAAACAGTAACAATCCTAAATATAACAAGGTTGAGGAAAAAACTAAGTATAAAAGGGTATTTGTCAAAGAAGTAAAAGGTTGTAAAATTTATCATTTGTATGAAATATTTTAAATTAAGAGAATTTGCTTGTAATTGTTGTGGTAAGAATAAAATCAACAGAACATTTGTGAGAATATTATCAGCTGCAAGAGAGCATTCTAAGAACGAAGATGGCTCTGATATACCTTTTATTATTACAAGTGGCTGGAGGTGTGAGAATCATGCAGAATCAATTAAAAATCCAACAAGCTCACATATAAAAGGATTAGCAGCTGACATTCTTGTTAAAAATAGCAGAGAAAGAGCTGTAATATTAGGAGCATTAATGGAATCTGGATTTACAAGGTTTGGCATAGGGCATAATTTTATTCATGTTGATATTGATGAGGATAAAATACAAGGTGTAATTTGGACATACTAAATGGAATCAAAATATTTAGAATATAAAGATGAGATAGTTTCTTTATTTTGGAATGGGAATGGTTATCAAGCCATTGCTCAACATCTTATTGATAAATATAATTTTAAAGTAAAAAAACACACATTAAGGCATAGAATAAAAGACATAATTCAATATGTCATTGCTGATAAGGAAATAATCCAACACAATATTTTATTACAAAAGAGAAGCCAGAAACAAGCTGATCTTAACAGAATAAAAAATAAAGCATTTAGAGAACATTCAAGGCTTGAAAATGCATTAGTGGAGTACAACAAGGCATTGATTGATTTGCTTAAAGCAGAGAGCCTTAAAACAACAATAAAACAGCATACAAGTAAAGGTAAACAAGCTATCATTGTACAAATAGCAGATACTCATTTCAATGAACTGGTTGATTTAAAAAATAACAAATATGATTTTGAGGTAGCATCTAAGAGATTGCAGAAGTTTGCACATCATATTAAAGAATATGCCAAGTTTTATAATGTCAATGAAATATTTATTGCAATAACTGGTGATTTACTAAACTCAGATAGAAGATTAGATGAAAAACTGGCAATGTCTACAAATAGAGCAAAAGCAACATTTTTAGGTGTTCACTTATTAAAGCATTTTATTTTAGATTTGAATAGTGTTGCAAATATTAGTGTTGGTTGTGTTAGTGGAAATGAATCAAGAGCTTATGAACTTGGCTGGGTTGATATTGTTGCAACAGATAATTATGATTTTACAATATTTGAGGTGTTGAGGTTATTATTGCCAGATATTAATTTTATTACATCTGGAGGCTTAGAATTGGTTGTTGAGGTTAATGGACATAATTGCCTTTTAATACATGGTCACCAGCTTAAAAATATGCAATCAGATAAGATAGCAAAGGTTATGAGTAAATATGCAAGGAATGGCATAATACTTGATTTTATGATGTGTGGACATCTTCATGAAACTAAGATAACAGATTTATTTGCAAGATCAAGTTCATTAGTTGGGGCTAATTCTTATAGTGAAAATGCTTTATTATTAAGCTCCAGAGCAGCTCAGAACATATATATAATGAAGGACAAGGAAAGGCATGACATAAGAATTGATTTGCAACATACTAAAGGATTTAATGGTTATCCTATAAACAAAGAGTTATCATCTTACAATGCAAAAAGCCTTGATAAAACACTAAAAAAACAAACAGTTTTTAAA